CGACGGCCGCGTCTGGGTCTTGTTTTTTCCACTTGGAAAACCTCTTACGCTTCCGCAGGCTATTTAGTAAATACTCGTATTGCCATCTATATCCAGCGGCAGAACGCATGTTCATCTCGTTGGCGTAAAGGATAGAATCCTGATGGTAGGACAGCGAACGATTAGTCAAGTAGGGTTTATAGCCCTTCTCGGCTAGCTCGTCGTTCGCCGTCCCACGCATCAGGTTCTTTTTGGTATAGCTGACGCTATCCACATAGATGAACGGATTACTCATTTCACGTTTAATCTTGGTTTGTGAATCTGAATGAGACGCCTTTCGATTTGCTTCAGATCGTAACCATATTCCTTTTCGTCAAAGTCATAGTATTCGGAAAACATGACATAGCAATCTTTTAGATCTTCACCGTACATGCAACGCCACTTTTCAGCACCAGCATGACCTTCGTCTGAACGACTCTGACGATGAACTTCTTTAACAAATCTACTTAGTCTATTTCCGATAGAAGTACCGCGCCCGATATATTCTAAAGTTTTTCCTTTGAAGATAGAATATATGCCTGGTGTATCATGTGTCGAAAATTCAGTTTTTGGAGTTAACCAAAAACCTTGTTTCTCAGAATTAATGTTGAAGTGTAGCGCATAGACACCATTAGACATCGCACGTTTCGTGACCAGCTCACAGATATCGTCTAATTCATAGATGGTTTCGCCGTATAGATTGAAGCTCATTTTATTATTCCTTCGATGGCTTGAGGACAAAATCCTTGTTGATGAGCGCGATGAGCATATCGCGCCCAATCTTACGCTCGATCATGGGAAGCACATCTTCTATAATCGAAGTGATGGATAGATCGTTGATCATCTCCTGAAGTTGGAAATCTCGTCCTGCTTGATTACCACCAGCTCCTTGCCATTTGTATGTGTAGCCAAACTCTTTTTGATTATGATCCTGCAAAATTTTTTCCAGCTTCACAGGTTCGTTCGTGAAAAGAATGCGATAGTATGTTGTATCAGGATCGAATCCATTGGACTTGAGCCATTTACCAGCGGTGTGATTACTTTTCTTACCATAGAATCCGAGTTTCACACCATAGATTCTATCTTCAACGTTCTTGGACATACCAACATATCCAATATCGCTGTGAATTATGTCGTCGATCTTTTCAGTAGATAGCTGATAGACACCCATTTTCCTGACATCGGGATAATAAGTGCCTTTCGACTTGACCGAAGAAATAGGAAGCCATGCCGTGGTTTCCTGTATCATGTTTTTCAAATTTGCAACCATGTCATTCCCCATCATATAAAGAGTTCGTTGCCAGCTTGTTATACTTGAATCGAACTGTCACGGGTACCTTTTTGTTCCCAGCAAAGATTGATGGCTTACTCCAGTCAATCTTGACATTGGGAAAATTATCAGCCCAATCTCTAAAGATACCCTCATAACGTTCTGGGCTGATATCTACATAATCTTGCGAGTCATTCGATGTGGCCAATCCTTTCAGCTTGATGTAAGCCTTACCTTCACGGGCCAGCTGCAGATAGAAATCCACGTCTTCGAACAAATCAATACGATTGTACCTTGCTGTCTTCACGCGATTTGTATAGTGTAACACGAACTTGCTCAAACCGCTAGTCCATTCTTCACGCCCATTAGAAAAAGCTCGTGGATGGTCGCTGATCATCGCCAAGTTCTGATACATTTCAAAGAGAGCTTCGGCTCGTTGATAGAACGCCATGAAATCATGAGTCGTGGCTGGCTTATTGGTGCATACGCCATTTTCATAACGAGTGAGCTTGCAGTCGTCGTCTACCATCACAAACATCGGCTCTTTATTGGCAATGGCCGTGTCTACGATCAGCTGTCTCTTATCTGCGATAGGAAGCTGAGCGTCGATTATCCTGATGGTGTTCCTAAGCTCTTCGGGAATACATTCCTGCGTTGTCTTAACGAGTCCTCGCGTGGGAACATAGATCGGTATCATTTGAACTCACAGTCGATCATGATCTGCGTCATGCAGGCTGCCAAGTTGATTTCTTGGTCAACAACGAACGCAGCCTTGTACTGATAGTCAGCCAGAGCAAGAACAAGTGGCGGAATCGACTCTGGCTTCATGATTGTGCTTGCAGCGTCGTATAGCTTTCTGAACAGCACATTGACATCCATAGAAGCGTTGGCTGCAACCCACTTACGCATACTCTCGAACTCGCGAGCCTTTAGATACTTTACGAGCTCCTTGATCTCCACGTTATCTACAGAAGCCAAGATACCACTGTCAATGGACCCGCGCACGGAGTATCGCTGCAACTCATTAAGCACTCGACGCCAATCGGGGAAATGCTTCATGATGACTTCGGCTAGGACTTTCTTATCGTAACCAACGTTCTCTTGATCCAGGATCGCGCACGCTCGCGCGAGGAACTGTTTGGCCAGCTCCGTCTTTTCTTTTGCGCCAATCTTGAACTCTACGACAGAACAACGAGAGTGGAGCGGATCGATGATACGATTGACGAAGTTACAAGTGAGAATGAAGCCACAATTAGACGAGAACTCCTCCATGAAGTTACGAAGGGCTGGCTGAGTAGAATTGGCGTTGAGATAGTCAGCCTCGTCTAGGATGACATACTTTCGTCCGCCAGTGAATGATACTGTAGCGGCAAAGTTACGAATGTCGGTTCTGAGCGTATCAATGTTTCCATTCATAGAACCGTTAATCACGATATAGTCAGCGTTGATCTCCTCTAGCATAGCACGAGCGACTGTCGTCTTACCAACGCCAGCTGTGCCACATAGAAGAAGATTAGGAATGTTCCCGCCGTTTACGAACTGCTGGAATGTGTCTTTAAGATCTTCAGGCAGAACGCAATCTGCAATCTTACGAGGACGATACTTCTCGACCCACAGAAATTCTTCACGCATCATGGCTCCATTCTATAAAAAGGAAGGGGAGCCGAAGCTCCCCTGAGTCAGTCACCGTACTTACTACCTTGTTCAGTAGCAATCCAGTATTCAACATCTCCAGTCGTTGACTTGAAATGTGAGATTCCCTTAGAAGACACGCGAACTTCGTAGTCGCGATTGAGAATCTTGATATTGTCGATCTTGAAGATCATGCGATAGTTCGCTGTGGAAGCACCAACTTCGTACTCGAATGTGTTGGAGCCTTCGTTACGAGAATCAATCGCAGCCAGATACGCCTTACCACTACGACCAATCAAAGCGATCTCAGGCAGACCAAGAACGCCAGCTGCTCGCAAAGCTCCCTGCAACGCAGTGGCTTCGAGAGTGAAGCTGATTTCCGTAGAAGGAAGACTGATCTCCTTGTTCGGAGGCGACTGGATAAGATCGCTCTTAGCAAAACGAACAGTCGCCTTAGACTTGCCATTGGTGATAGTAACGGAGTCATCGCCAAGATTGAGGTCGGGATCTTCGAACATCGTGACAGTCGAGATGAACTGCGTCAGATCGTAGATGGCGAACTCTTTCGAGAAGGATTCTGTGATGTTAGCCTTAGCAAGAACAGTCTTCTGGGGACTGACAGTCTTCTGAACTGTGCCTGGCTGGAAGATGAGCGACGGATTGATCGCTGCAAAGTTCTTAAGGATTTCTGTGGTTTCTTTAGAAAGTTTCATCATGTTGTCTCCTTAGATATCAATATATCACTATGTATGCGGATTGTCAAATCACTTCTTCTTCTTTTTCTTTGGCATGGAAGATTCATCTGCCGTAGCGCCAGCACCAATCTGAGCCAGATCGATGAGCGAACCACCAAACACATATGAACCCATGTGCTGTAGCTTCATCCACGGACAGAGCCACGTCTTCAGACCGATCTCCTGCGCCTTCTGACAGAACCAGTAGTCTTCAGAAAGATATCTCTTAGATACTGGATCAACCTCAGCTTGAAACGCCATGAGAATCTCACGCGAGCCATCGAAATGTTCTGTGCGAACATGATCTGGCTTGTAGTAGTATTGCGGATATGCCTTGGCGAATTTCTCGAGCGAATCGCGTCGAATCATCATGAAGCCAGTGCCGCCTTCGAGAACCTCGACAGGCTCATCGAGCGCGATCGATCCTGTTCCTTCCTTGGGGTTGAAGACGTAATCGCCAACATATCGTTCTAGCTGATGAGGATCCTTATCAGCGAATCCCTTATCGACTGCGCGCTTGATCTTTTCCCAGGCGATGCACTTCTTTGGATATGGTCCGCAGACGATATCCTTGTCTGAGCCTTCTTCGGC